ATTGATTATGAGTTTAATGATTTTATCCAAGCGGTACACCGGTGTTACAGATTTTTACAGAAAGAGCCGGTAGTAATTGACATTATCTATATGGAGAATGAGCGGCAGATCAAAGATGCTTTGTTAGAAAAATGGAAGAATCATAATCACATGGTTTCAAAAATGATCGAGATCGTGAAGAAATACGGATTAAATTCCGCAAACAAAGCACAGCGATTAGAGAGGAAGATGGGTGTGGAAGGTAGCAGAGAAGAAAGAACAGTCAGAGGAAATCACTATGAAGCGGTATATGGCGATTGCGTAGAAGAGACCAGAGCAATGGAAAGCGACAGCATCGATTTGATACATACATCCATTCCGTTCGGCAACCACTACGAGTATTCAGCTAATTATAACGATTTCGGGCACAATCAGAATACGGAGAGATTCTTTGAACAGATGGATTATCTGACACCGGAGCTGCTTCGCGTGTTAAGACCGGGAAGAGTTGCGGCGATCCACGTAAAGGATCGGGTGTTATTCGGGAATGCGACCGGAACAGGAATGCCGACTATTGAGCCGTTCCATGCATTATGTATCGAACATTACATGAAGCATGGATTTCAGTATTTCGGAATGATCACGGTCGTAACTGATGTGGTTCGTGAGAATAACCAGACATATCGCCTCGGATGGACGGAACAATGCAAAGACGGATCCAAGATGGGCGTAGGGTGTCCGGAATATATCCTGCTTTTCAGAAAGCTGCCGACTGATAGATCTACGGCATACGCGGATGATCCGGTTAAGAAATCCAAAGAGGATTACACCCGGGCACAGTGGCAGATTGATGCACATGGTTATTGGAGATCGTCAGGAGACCGACTGATCAGCAAGGAAGAACTTAAGGATTTTCCGGTTGATAGCTTACAGACAGTGTACAGAGAGTACAGCCGTGGCAATGTATATAACTATGAGGATCATGTGAAGCTTGCGGAAGATTTGGACAAGGACGGGAAGCTCCCGGCAACATTTATGGTAGTTGCTCCGGGATCGTGGAATCAGCTGGAAGTGTGGGACGACATCAACCGAATGCGAACCCTTAACACTACTCAGAGCCGCAGACGCGCTCAGATGCACGTATGCCCGTTACAGTTGGATATCGTGGAGCGAATCATCAACAGATATAGCAATGAGGGCGATACGGTCTATGATCCGTTTGGTGGTCTTATGACAGTTCCAATGACGGCGGTTAAGATGCATCGGAACGGCAAGGGATGCGAATTGAATCCGGATTACTTCCGGGATGGCGTTGGATATCTGCAGGCAGCGGAGAATGAAGTGGACGAGCCGACATTGTTTGATTTTATGTAGGAGGTGCGCTCATGATCAACAGAGATTTAATTATCGATTGCTTTGCCGGCGGTGGCGGAGCAAGTGTAGGAATCGAGATGGCACTTGGTCGCTCGGTTGATATTGCTATCAATCATGATATTCAAGCGATTCGGATCCATAAGGTCAATCATCCAAGCACATTGCATTTGACAGAAGATATTTTCAAGGTAGATTTGCAGAAATATGTTGGTGGTAGGCATGTGGCGCTCATGTGGGCGTCACCGGATTGCACAAGTCATAGCAAAGCAAAGGGCGGTCAGCCTAGAAAGAAAGGGTTAAGGATTCTTCCTTGGGCGGTATATAAGCACGCAAAAGCGATACTTCCAGATGTGATCATCATGGAAAATGTGGAAGAAATCCAACAGTGGGGACCATTGGATCCGGACGGTCATCCGATACCAGAACGTAAGGGAGAGGACTACAAAAAGTTTATATCTGCGATGAAAACTCTCGGATATGCATTCGATAGTCGAGAACTTGTGGCAGCTGATTATGGCGCACCGACAACACGCAAGAGATGGTATGCAATATTCCGAAGAGATGGAAAGGAGATTGTCTGGCCAGAGCCTACGCGTAGTAAGTCTGGGATTGAATTACCACAATGGGAACAGTGTGGAGATTATATTGATTGGTCAGATTTAGGAAAATCAATTTTTGATCGTAAAAAGCCGCTTGCGGATGCAACAATGGCGCGAATTGCAAACGGTGTGAAAAAATATATCATCGACAACCCTAATCCATACATTGTGAACGACAAACGAGCTATCGCCTTTTTGATACAGTATCACAGCGAAACGAAGAAAGGAGATGCAAGAGGGCAGACGTTGCGAGAGCCGATCAAGACAATTGATACAAACAATCGATATGGACTTGTTACAGCCTTTATCACCAAATTCTATAAGACGGGAATTGGGCAAGGATGCGATGAACCGATACATACGATCACTACATCGCCTGGGCATTTCGGACTTGTATCAGCGTTCTTGATCAAATACTACGGAAATGGCGGAGGGCAACCGGTGACAAGTCCTCTTGCAACGATTACAATAAAAGACCGATTTGGACTTGTGAACGTTGTAATCAAGATTGAGGGCGAGTATTGGATCATCGCAGATATATTCTTGCGAATGCTGAATGCTTCAGAGCTGAAGATTATGCAAGGATTTCCGCAAGATTACATTTTGGAACACGACATATACGGCAAAGTGATTCCGGTCAAGGAAAGAGTTGCGAAAATTGGAAATAGTGTTGTGCCTACAATGGCGGAGATGCTTGTGGCGGCAAATTGTCCGTATCTTATTGTTGGAAACAGAATGCCAAACATGATGATTAAGGCAGAGCAGACCGGTCAACTCCGGTTTGCGTAGATTTAAGGAGGGCGGTAACATGAACGCATATGAAATTGCAGAAGTACTTGCAGAATACCTTGTAGATAACAAGGATCTTATAATCGCGCTGATTAAGGATAATGACAAGGAAACCTTGCAGGACGAAATATATGCTGAATTGACAGAGAAATAAGGCTTTAATGGAGGAATCAAACATGAAAATTGATGTAAAGAAAAATGGAGAAACCATATTGCATAGAGAAGATGCCGAGAGCATTACTGACAAAGGCGGTGCATATGAAATAGCCTATGCTGATGGAGAGGGACAGGTTGTATTCAAAGGCGAGAATGTGGCTATTGAATTAAAAGATTAGGATTTGGAGAGGCAAAATAATGAAAGTGAGTTGGAGAAAGGACACATTTACAATTTTACCGACTGTAATGATAGTACCTAAAAAGTACGCCGCGAAGAAAAGAACTTATATATGTTTTGCTTGGCTGTACTGGTGGGGTGACTTAATAGATTAAGCAGAGTAGACAATATAAGTGTCGAAAAACGTGAACATTGACAATTGAATTATGAAGATTGGTGTAGTATGGTATAAGTAAATGATATGAGGAGGTAGAAGTGTATGTCAGATAAAATTGCACCGGAACAAAGTGTCAGACAGTTTATTAGGATTTTTTTAAAACCGATAGACGGAAAAACAGAGATGGAACATTTTGACTACAATAGAAGCGATAAATTTCGTACAAATATTGATGCAGGATTTGAAGACTTGGATATGCGTGTAGATGTTGCAAAAATAATGCTGTATATGCAAAATGACATTATTTGCTTTAATAATTCAAAGAGGTATAAGGTTATAAAGAGAGAATTTCAACCATGTGTGCCTGTAACGTTGGTACTATACGTTGAAGAATTTTCTAACTAGTAATAACAATTAAATATGCATTAAAAACCAAGTGCCAATCGAAGTACTTGGTTTTTTGTTGCTCAAAATTGAAAGGGGGAATGCCTGTGGACGAAAAGGAAGTATTCGAGATCTGCAACCAGGTAGACAGCTTTATAGCCAAGGAACTGACGGAGTCCATCGTGAGCGGGACAAGCTACGACATGCTGGAGGCGCACCACGGCATTCTCCCGATCAGCAGGACACAGTTCTACCGGGAAAAGCAGAAGGTAAAAAATATTTTAGAGAAAAAGTATGGACAGATTGTGGAAGAACAGAACGGGCAGTTGAGAATGATGTGGTAATGGTAAAAGTTGACATTTGACATCGACGAACATATGTTTTAATATTTGAGTACACAAGAGAGGAGAATACAGATGGGGAACAGAGAACAATTTGTCCGATTGTATATAAGTTGGTAAAGGAAGGGGAAAAATAGAATGTACACAAAATTATTATCAGTAATCGCAATTTTAGAAATTATGTGGGGAACAATATTTTCAGTTTTGTGTGTGCTTAAAATGACTTTAAAAGATATTATGTGGACCAGCACTTGTGGAGGGCTTGGAGACGGATGGAAGAATAATCTCACACAAAGACATTATGCGCGGTGTGGAATTTTATATATAGTTTTTGGAAGCTTGTTGCAGATATATATGGTTATCACAGAAAACATCACATGGATTAGTTTTGTGGTATCTTTTGCGCTTGCAGTCATTGCCCCGTCAATATTTACAATATGGAGCACAATCGTATATTCAAAACAGCTTAAGAAAGGTTGGCAAAAACTAGACAAATAGGGGAAAAGATTGGTACAAATCCACTAAATTCCCATGCTAAAATTACTATAGAGTAGTAATTGAACAGGGAGGGAGAAGAGTGGAGAATGAAAATGAACTGAAAAAGGAATACCTGCGATCATATACACCGGCAGTCAGTGCGGCACGACGGTTAGAGGAAGAAATCGAGCAGCTGAGGGCAGACAAGATGGCGCCGGCACTTGTCATGGATGATATGCTGCATGCACATGATCAGAAAGATCTCTCTGATTACGCTGCAAAGCTGGACGAGTTGGAGCGCAAGTTGATTAAGGCGAGATATGAGCGTATTGATCTGTATGCAGAGATATTCACCGATATTGAGAGATTAGAGGATGAGACAGAAAAGGCGGTATTGACATACCGATATCTTCGGAAATACAGTTGGGAAAAGATATGTGTTGAGATGGGATATCAGTGGGCGCAGGTACACCGGATACATGCCAGAGCATTGAAGAATTTCAATCCAACCGGAGGATACTATGAACTTCTGGTAAAGAAAATGAAAGATGATACACAATGATATACTTGTATGTGATATGATTGTAGCGTGAAAGAGCGTAAGAGGAAATGATTCCCCTTGCGCTTTTCTTTTTCCCTTTGAGGAGTGTCACAGTGGCGCTCCTCACTTCTCCCACATGGTTGGAATTTTACAGTATGGGTGGTGATTGTGATGGCTAAATTGACAGCCAAGCAGCAAAGATTCTGTGATGAATACCTGATTGACTTAAATGCCACACAAGCAGCTATCAGGGCAGGGTATTCAAAGAAAACAGCAAGAGCAATAGCAAATGAGAACCTAACAAAACCAGACATCAAGGAATACATCGGAAAAAGGATGTCTGAGAAGGAAAAGCGATTGATCGCTAGCCAAGATGAAGTTATGAAATACCTTTCATCAGTGATGCGAAGGGAAAAGACGGAATCTGTTGTTGTTACATTGAGTAAAGAAAAATCAACATATGTTCCAGACGCTAATGGGACAATGAGAAAGCAGACAGTCAAGGAAGATATTCCGCAGGTTGTTGAAATTCCTGCAAGACTGTCAGATGCAAATAAGGCTGCTGAATTACTCGGCAAGGCATATGGCATCTATACAGATAAGGTTGAAGCGGATGTTGATATGGAACTGAACATTAATATTGATTATGGGGACGAAGAATGATGGAAGATAAGACTGTTGATATATTAGGAATACTATACACGATACATTTTGATGTGCCGGATGAAAATATGCCGGAAGGTGCTGATGGGTGCATGGATCAGAGCATTCATACAATCAAAATAGCTGAATTTGAATCTGACAGAAATTCAATTCATGACATGGATGTATACAGAAAAAAGGTATTAAGACATGAAATCATTCATGCTTTTTTATATGAATCCGGTATGTGGAACAACAGTGGAAGTATAGACTGCTGGGGAATGAATGAAACAATCACAGATTGGATCGCAATTCAGTCACCAAAGCTGTTCAGGGCATTCAAAGAAGCTGACTGCTTATGAATATAAATGTTCAAATGAATCCAGGTTTCAAGGAAGTGGACAGAAGCCGGAAGCGTTATATTGTTATGAAAGGATCAGCCGGATCCGGGAAATCTGTTGATACTGCACAGAATTATATATTGCGGTTGATGCAGGACAAGGGAAGAAACCTTGTTGCAATGCGTAAATCGGATATAAGCAACCGTGACAGCACTTTTGCGGAATTGACAGGTGCATTATATCGGATGTTTGGTGATAAGTATGAACAGTATTGGAGAATCAATAAATCACCAATGTCCATGACTTTCAAACCAAATGGCAATCAGATCATCTTCCGTGGAATGAATGATGACAGACAGCGTGAAAAGTTGAAATCAATCACATTCCCCAAAGGGAAGCTGACAGATGTATGGTTGGAAGAAGCTACGGAATTCACACAGGCAGACTTGGAAATCATTGACGACCGTTTGCGTGGTGAACTTCCAGAGGGACAATTTTATCAGATCAGAATGACCTTCAATCCGGTGAACAAGAATCATTGGATCAAGAAGGTCTTTTTTGATATTCCAGATGATAATGTGCTGACACATCACAGCACCTATCTTGGAAACAGATTTATAGATGAAGCATACAGACAACGTATGGAACGCAGGAAGATTGTTGATCCAGAAGGTTATCAGATATACGGACTCGGAGAGTGGGGAGAGATCGGCGGTTTGATCCTACACAATTGGGAGATTGGTGAGTGTTCCAAGAATCCTGCGGACTATGATGATTTTGCAATTGGTCAGGACTTCGGTTTCAACCATGCAAATGCGATTCTTCCATTAGGCATCAAGGATGATGTGATCTATATCACGAAAGAAATCTATGTATTCGAGAAGGACACAGCCGAGATTATAGATCTTGCAAAGGCTGCTGACATTCCGAGAAACAAGCAGATGTGGTGTGATTCCGCAGAACCGGACAGAATCAAGATGTGGCAGAAAGCCGGATATAACCGGGCAAAGGGTGTTGACAAGGGTGGCTCACAAGGTTCTGTAAAGGCACAGATTGATTATCTGAAGCAGCATCGAATTGTTGTTGATCCGTCTTGTGTGAATACGATTAAGGAACTGCAGCAATGGAAATGGAAGCATGATGATAAGACCGGGGAATACCTGGATGAACCTGTACCATTCCAGGATGATGCAATGGCAGCTTTGCGATATGGTATTGAAGGTTGGCGCAAGATGAAAAGATGGCTTGTTTAAATTGCCACATAAAGACCATTAAGGGGGAATAGTGAAAATGTTATCTGTAAGTGAAATTAAGCGATTTATTGATGATGATGCATCTTCAGATAGAAAGAAATTCGCAAGAAAAGGACAGGCATATTATGATGGAGATCACGACATCAAACAGTATCGACTTTTCTACTATAACGCAGATGGTAATCTTGTAGAAGACAAGACGAGAAGCAACGTGAAGATTCCGCATCCATTTTTTACGGAATTGGTTGACCAAGCTGTGCAGTATATTCTTTCAGGTGAAGATGGATTTGTGAAATCGGATGATCCGGCATTGCAGAAAATCCTTGATGAATACTTTAATGAAAATGAAGATTTTACATCTGAATTATCTGAAGTGCTGACAGGATGTATGGTTAAAGGCTTTGATTATATGTATGCGTACAAGAATGAAAATAACAAGCTTTCATTCATGTGTGCTGACGCAATGGGGGTTATTGAGGTCCGGGCAAAGGACACGGATGATGGATGCGCCTATGTGATCTATTGGTATATTGATAGAATCGAAAAAGGGCAGAAGAAACTTAAAAGAATTCAGGTGTGGGATTCCGAAAAAGTATATTACTATGTGCAGGATGGGAACGGAATGATCACAGAAGATGAATCAGAAAAAATCAATCCGAAACCACATACTTTGTATAAAAAAGAAGGGGATGAAGCGATCTATTATAAGGGATTCGGTTTCATTCCCTTCTTTCGCCTTGACAATAACAAGAAACAGTTTAGTTGCCTGAAAACAGTTAAGGATCTGATTGATGATTATGATCTGATGGCATCGAGCCTTTCAAACAATCTGATTGATTTTGACACTCCCATTCATGTTGTAAAGGGATTTCAGGGGGATAACCTGGAAGAATTACAGACCAACCTGAAAACCAAGAAGATCATTGGGGTTGGTGATGATGGAGATGTGGAAGTAAAGACTGTTGATGTTCCATATCAGGCAAGACAGGTGAAACTTGATCTGGATGAAAAGAATATCTACAGATTCGGAATGGGATTGAATACAGCCGGACTGAAGGACACAGCAGCAACCACCAATATTGCAATCAAGGCTGCATATTCGCTTTTGGATTTGAAGTGTTCCAAGCTTGAAATCAAACTGAAGCAGTTCTTACGAAAATTATTGAAACCTGTGATTGCTGAAATCAATGAAAATAACAAGACTGATTATCAGACAAGTCAGGTGTACTTTGAATTCAATCATGAAATCATGTCGAACGAACAGGAGAATTCACAGAATGCACTGACAGAAGCGCAGACAAAGCAGGTGATGATTAACACACTTCTTTCCCTTGCTGCACAGCTTGACAATGAAACACTGATGCAGAATATCTGTGATGTACTTGATATTGATTATGAGGAAATCAAAGACAAGCTTCCGGATCCGAATGAAGCGGAAAATGCGCTGAATGGAACACAGGATGCTTTGAATGGGGTTGTGGTAGATGAACAAAAAGCAGAAGGAAGTTCAGCAGACATTCCTGAATAATGAAAAGGCTGTTCTGAAGAAGCTTGAATCCAATTATAAGGATGCACTTGATGAAATAAACAACAGAATAGCGATCCTTCAGTCAAGGGATGATGCTGATATGCAGTATGTCATCTATCAGATAGAGTATCAGAAGGCTTTGAAAGCACAGGTGCAGGCTATATTGGAACAGCTTCAAAGCAAGAATTTTGATACTGTATCTGCATATCTGACCAAATCATATGAAGATGGATTCATTGGAACTATGTATGATCTACATGGGCAAGGAATCCCATTGGTGTTTCCTATCGATCAGGAACAGGTTGTTGCAGCCATTCAGCATGAGACAAAGCTATCTGAAAGCCTGTATTCTTCACTTGGCAAAGATACAAAGGTACTTTCCAAGCAGATTGCAGGTGAAATCAGCCGGGGAATATCGAATGCAGCCATGTATTCAGAAATGGCAAGGAACATTGCAGGATATGCCGGAATAAGCAAGAATAAGGCAATGAGAATTGCCCGGACCGAAGCGCACCGGATTCAATGCAAGGCAACAGCTGACGCGCAGTGGAAAGCCAAAGAAAAGGGTGCTGATGTGGTCAAGCAGTGGGATGCATCCTTGGATGGCAAGACAAGGGATACTCACAGGCTGCTTGATGGTCAGATCAGGGAATTGGATGAACCATTTGAAGTGATGGGCATGACAGCAATGGAACCGGGCGGTTTTGGTGATCCGTCTGAAGATTGTAATTGTAGATGTGCGCTGTTGCAACGTGCAAGATGGGCTTTAGGGGATGAGTACACAAAATGGTCACCTGATGCGCCTGCTGAAATATCAGATGATGGAACAACACAGTTTATTAAGGTTGATGCAAACAGCTTCACTGAATTCAAGGGGATATATAAGGACATCACCGGACAAATGACAATGAACATGGAAAAGAGCAATAAACCACTTGAAAATACTGCAAAAAGCGGTAAAATAAAATCAAATCTTCAGTATTTTGCTAGAATGCCGGAAGAAAAGTTTACAAAATATGCGCTTGATCCTTCAAATGCACCGGATAAGGCAAAAGCATTTGAAGCTGCACTTGGTTATACTAGCAAAAATGCGGATGATCTTATCAAGAATATTGAAGATCATATTGATGAAAGCAAATTTGTTGAAAAAGGTGACAAAGGTCATGGTATGAGATATGAATATGTCATGAAGCTGAAGGGCGCAAATGGTAAAGAAGCCAATGTTATGACAGCTTGGATTGATGATAATGGCGAAAAACGATTAACAAGCGTATATGTAACAAAGAAGAAGGTGACTGAATGAAGATAAAGTTGTATGACAGGGTTCTGTTGAAAGATGGAAGCAAGGCATCAATAGTTGAAATATTTGAAGAAGGTAAGGCTTTTCTTGCTGATATAGATAGGAATGATGATACTGACACAGATGAAATCAGCATTGATGAAATTGAAAAGGTTTTATAAAAAGCACTTTGCAGATGATGGCAGGGTGCTTTTTTAGTGCAAAAAGACATGATTTATTAGACTATGGCAAAATGTAGTCCAATTATCACAAAAACAATGATCCAAAAGGCACAGGCAGGAACTACTAGGGTATTGGGGTAGTTGGTGGAAAACGCAGTAAGTCGAAGGTGGGTAAGAGAGCGAAACCACAATTAAATAATTGATATTAAAGGCAGTCAATCGGCTGTCTTTTTATATTGCCCGGAAGGTGGCATTTATACCTTCAAAATTTGTCCTGTCGCATGACATTAAAACTAGGCTTTGCAGTGGTGACACCACGATTAAAAACAAGGCAAAAGAAAGGAATTTGATATGGAGTTTTTGAAAGCAGTCTTAGGTGAGGAATTTTACAAACAGTTTGTAGAAAAGGTCAATGCCTACAATGGGGATGAAGCAAACAAGGACAAGCAGATCAAGCTAGGAAACCTTGCATCCGGTGAATATGTTGGCAAAGGTAAGTTTGATGCGCTTCAGGAAGCATTGAATGGCAAAGATACTGAATTGACATCAGCCAATGATCTGATCGCACAGCTGAAGAAAGACACCAAGGGCAATGAGGATTTGCAGGGAAAGATCACACAGTATGAGCAACAGAATGCACAGCTTCAGGCAGAACTTCAGGAAACAAAGCTGAAATCAGCCATCAAAGTTGCGCTTATGTCTGAAAAGGCTATTGATGTTGATTATCTGACCTTCAAGCTGAATGAAAAGCTGAAGGAAAAGGGCGAAACCTTAGAACTTGACGAAAACGACAACATTAAGGGTTGGTCCGACAAACTTTCCGGCTTAAAAACACAGTTCCCGACAATGTTTGAATCCGGCACAAATAGTGGTGATGGATATAAGCCTTTGGGGAGCGGAAAAATTCCAGGAACAGAAGGGGATCGTGGAAGCGCAGATCCCAAAGATCTTGCTGAAGCACTTCAGCAGCAGTTTGAATCAACAACGAAATAAGAAAGGTTAAAAAGGTGAATTATTATGGCTATGACATTAGCAGAAATGAAAATCGGCATGGCTGACAAGGTTTCACAGCAGATTGTGGACATCTTCTTAAGAAAATCTGAAATCCTTCAGATGCTTCCGTTTGATAACTGTGTTTCTCCATCAGGTGGTGGAAGCACACTGACATATTCTTATGTGCAGAAGAAGCTTCCGGCAACTGCTTCATTCAGAAAGTTAAACAACGATTACACTGCATCACAGGCAACCGTTGAGCAAAAGACAGCAAATCTGAAGATTTTCGGCGGTGCATTCGAGATGGATCGTGTTCTGAAGCAGGCTGAAGGACGCTATAACAACATGGCATATCAGTTTGAAGAGAAAATCAAGGCTGCAATTTCTCTTTTTCATTACACATTGATCAATGGAAACAGCACAACAGCAGAGGATGAATTTGATGGCCTTGATAAGATGCTCGCAGGAACAACATCGGAATTCAACACCGGTGAAGGCTCTGCAATCGATCTTTCCAACATGGCAAAAGTGAAGGAAAACATGGATCAGTTCTATGAGATGCTTCAGAATCTTATCAAGAAAACCAATGCAGATGCGCTTCTGATGAATACCGACATGATCAGCAAGGTGCAGACCATTGCAAGACTTCTTGGCTACAAGACCGAGACAGAGGAAGCATTTGGAAAGAGAGCAGTATCAATGGATGGTGTTCGCTTTATGGACCTTGGAAACCACTATACTGTATCAGAATCAGTTGCAACAGCAAATTCTTGTGTTAAGGCAGGCATTAGTAGAAATATTGGTGCATCTTCTGCAGCTGTATCAGGCTTAACTGACATCTATGCGGTTAAGTTTGATGTAAACGAAGGATTCCATGCTGCATCACTGACCGGATCAAGTGCAATCACTTCTTATGTTCCTGACTTTACACAGCCAGGCGCAGTTAAGAAGGGTGAGGTCGAGATGGTTGCAGCAACTGTTCTGAAAAACACCGCAAATGCAGGTGTTCTCCGTAACATTAAGATTGCGTAAGAAACTTTGGGGATGTGTTACGGCATCCCCATATGAAAGGAAAAGGTGAAGAATATGAAACAGTATAAAATCAAAGTTGTTACGAATCCGGATTTTTGCGGAGTTGATGCCGGCGGCGTACAGTTTGCTCATGGTGAAGCTATTATTGAAAATGCGAGAATGGCTTCTTGGTTCCAGGAGCATGACGGATATGCGGTTGAAGAAATCGGTGAGAACACAAGCGCTTCTCCGTTCTCCGGCATGAAGGTTGATGAATTAAAGGCATACGCAGCAGAACACAACATTGATCTTGGCGAAGCAACCAAGAAGGATGATATTATTGCCGTGATCCGTGCTGCCACATCAAACGCTTCGTAGGGGGGGATCCCATATGATCATGTCGGTTGAAGAATTTAAAAAATTTGCACCAACGGACATTGCTGATGCGGTCATTGAAGCGAAGCTTCAGGCACTTGAATTGTTGATCCGGAAATATACCAACAACAACTTCCAAAAAAGATCATACAGAAGGACCGCTGACATTGTTGGCGGTCTTTTTCTTGTGGAAGCACTTACACCTTTCAAGGTTGGCGATACAGTGCAGATCACAGAATCACAGCTGAACGAAGGGCTATTCATAGTGAACGAAGCGGATGATTCCACATTTACAGTGAATGAAGAGGTTGAAGATGAAACAGGGGTTCTTGTTACCAAGATTGTATATCCGATGGATGTCAAGATGGGTGTTGTGAACATGATGAAGTGGGATATTGAGAACCGGGAAAAGGTTGGCATACAGTCAGAAACTATCAGTAGGCATTCGGTGACATATTTCAACATGGATGGGGATAATTCCACTATGGGATTTCCAAAGTCCTTAGTCGGCTTTCTGAAGCCGTATATGAAGGCACGATTCTGAAAGGGGTGTTGATATGATTGGTGGAAATACCAAGGCGGCATTGCAGATCAGCACCACTGCCAAGAATGAAATCGGTGAAGCGGAAAAAACATGGAAAACTGTTGATGAAATCACAGGCTTTCTTGATCTGTCTTCCGGTGATTCAAAATACACAACATACAATGCAAAGCTTCAGGAATCAACGCATGTGTTTGTTTCTGATTGGAAACAGCTTGATCCTTCAGTAAAGGCTGAAAACAGCCGGATGGTGGTGAATGGTGAAGCATATGATGTCATGCTGATTGATGATCCAATGGGACTTCATATGCAGCTTGAAATCTATTTGCAATACAGAGGTGGTCAGAATGTCAGTACAGTTTCAGGATAATTCGGCAACGGTGAAGGATGCATTGAACGATGCAACAAAAGCTTGGCTGTATGAAGCGGCCGGAGAGATGGAAGCACAGGTCAAGCGAAACACCAAAGTTGGCACAGGTCAATTGAAAAACTCATGGACTTATAAAGTGGATGAATCCAAGGGTGAAGCCACAATTGGAAGTCCGCTTGAAAATGCCATATGGGAAGAGTTTGGAACCGGTCAGTATGCATTGCATGGTGACGGAAGAAAAACACCGTGGGTATACAAGGATGATAAGGGAAATTGGCACAGAACCGAAGGCAAGCAACCGCACCGAGCATTGAATAATGCCTTTACAACGCTTAAAGGCGCATTGAAGTCAAGGCTTGAACAGATTTTGAAAGGGATGTGATCATGACAACAGCTGTAATGAAATTTATAAGTGAAGCAATGGAATCAGAAGGGATTCCATATGAATTTATGGAATTCACATCCCCAATTGCTGATCTTCAATCCTATTGGGTTGGCGAATATTCAGAAATACCACCAAATACTGAAGATGGGATGCAGGAAACACAGTTAGTCCTAACCGGAACAGGAAGGGGATCGTGGCTGAATCTTGAAAAAGAGAAAGTAAAAATTGAAAAGATATTCCCTACAATTGGGGGAAGAACAGCAATTCTTGACAACGGATCAGGGGTTGCTGTTTTTTATGGAAATGCATTCCCTGTACCTACAGGTGATGGTTTTTTGAAAAGGCTACAGATAAACTTGACAGTAAAAGAATGGAAGGTGAAATGATATGGAAAAATGGTCAGAATTTGCTGTTTCTGGTGTATCAACAGACACACCATACAATATTATGCTTGGAGCAGGAACTTTGTATAAAAATCTTACATACTCCAAGGAAAACAAAAAGTGGTCCGGCACGATTCTTGGTGCATCTTCTGGTGGTAATAAACTTTCGATTAAGCCGGAAATCACAACCATTGAGGTTGACGGAGTTACGGTTGAAGCGAAGGGATTGTCACAGAAAACAGGTGAGACGGCGCAGATCGAAGTAAATATGATTGAAATCACAAAAGATTTTCTGAAATCAACGGTGATCGGTCAGGAAGGAACATCGGAAGATGAACGATTCGATGTGATCGAATCAAAAGAGCACATTGAAGAAGACGATTATCTCGAAAATCTTGCATTTGTTGGATTTAAGACAAATGGAAGTCCGATCATTGTGCTTTTTGAATATGCGATTTGCACTGATGGTCTGGAATCAGAACATAAGAATAAAGAAGCGGCTGTGGTGCCTGCAACATATAAGTGTGTTGCAAATCTTGTAGAGGGTGGAACTACAAATAAGCTGCCATATCATATTTATGTACCAAAAACATCCGCAACACAGATCACACAGACAGCGTAGGCTGAAGCGTAGGATCACAATTCAGATATAAAAAGGAGATTGAGCAATTATGAATGATATGATTGTAAATGCAGAAGTTAAATCCGATGATGTGCAGGTGAAAGATGCAAAGGCGTATGAGTTAAGACCGTTGGTTGCGTCTGACATGGGATCTATTTGTAAAATCATTACAGCGATTGGCATCCGGCAGTTCAAGGAATGCTTTGATGTTGATCAGCTTTTGGAAGACCTGGAAGACAAAGGAGAAAAGAAAATCAACATTGAAAAGATTGGTTTCAATGTGGTTTTTGATATTGCCGGAATTATTATTGCTAATATTCCAAAAGCAGAAGGAGAGATTCAGGCATTTCTTTCTTCTCTTACAGGATTAAAACTGCAGGAGATTAAAAAGATTTCGTTTGCCGATTATGGCGAAATGATCATTGAGGTTGTCACAAAAGAGGAATTTCAGGATTTTTTCAAACGTGTCATGAAATTGTTCAATCGATAGGATATATCAGATTTATGGATTTGCTGTCACAAAGATATGCAAATCCATATTTGATTTTAGATGATTTTATTCGATCTAAACAGCTTCATGAATTCGCAACGGAAACAATGCGCATTATTGCGGAAGAAAAAACAAGTAAGACCAGATGGGAATACTATCTGCACAAGGTTTTTGATATGACGTATGAAGAATATCTGAATGCGTGTGAAACTGATCAGAAACCGCAAAAAGAACAAGTAATGAAAAAGGAAGAGGCGGTTGAAATAATCACTTCTTCAAATTGTATATTAGATAATTTTGATATGTAAGGTTTAAAAATTAGGCTCCCTTGTGAGGGAGCTTTTTAGTGTGTATAAAGGGGGTGAACCCTTTGGAACTATTTAAGTTATTCGGCACGATTGCAGTAAATACCGGTGATGCCGAAAAATCAATTGATGGCGTATCGAGCAAGGCAGGAAAACTTGGCGAATCAATGCAAAAAGTTGGTTCAAAGGTTTCAAACGTTGGATCAAAAGTTTCAGGTGTTGGAACATCGTTAACGAAATCAGTTACACTCCCTGTGGCGGCAGCAGGTACAGCATTGATTGGTTTTGCAAACAAATCTGCATCAACAGCTGATAACATTGATAAAATGTCGCAGAAGATTGGTATTTCAAGACAGGCATATCAGGAATTGGACTTCGTTTGTTCACAATCAGGAACATCTGTTGATACGCTGAAGATGGGTGTCAAAACGCTCACAGCGGCAATGGATGGTGCTGCAAGCGGAACGAAATCGAATGTGGAGCAATTTCAGAAATTGGGTGTTTCTGTTGTTGATTCAAATGGAAAGTTAAGGAGCCAGGAAGATGTAATGTGGGATGTTTTTTCTGCATTACAGAAAATGGATAACCAAACCGAAAAGGCAAGACTTGCAACGGAATTGTTTGGTAAATCCGGATCTGAACTGATGCCAATGCTCAACGGAGCATCAGGTAGCATTGAGAGTATGAAGCAACAAGCGCATGATCTTGGTCTTGTGCTTAGTGATGAAGCGATTGATGCAGGTGTTGAATACACAGACAAGATGGATCAGATGAAGCGATCATTTGCAGCCGTAGCAACAAAAGTTGGAGCTTCTGTATTGCCATTACTTACACAATTGGGCGATTTCCTGATTAAAGAAGGTGTTCCTGCCTTTGAAAAAATAATGAAAAAGGTGGAAGGTGTTGTCAATTGGTTTACAAGTCTTAGCAGTGGAACAAAAAAAGTAATCGGAGTAATTGCAGGATTGGTTGTTGCCGCAGGACCTGTCTTGACTGTTGTAGGAAAGGTTACAAGCGGAATCGGAAAGATTATCAGTGTTGGTGGTTCATTAGCAAGCGGAATTCCTAAGATAGTAGGATTGGCAGGAAATGTGACAACTGCAATTAGTGCGGTGAATCCTGTTGTATTGATCGTAATTGCAGCAATTACAGCGTTGGTGGCAATTGGTGTTGCGTTATATAAGAATTGGGACTCTATTAAGGAGCATGCCGGTAAGGTTTGGAATGGCATCAAAACTAAACTGACATCGGTGGCTAATAAAATAGAAACTTCTGTCACTGATTCGTTTACAAAACTTAAAGACAATGTAATTGAACGAGTCAATGGAATAAAAACATCTGCTTCGGATACTTGGAATGGAATAAAGTCTTCGGTTACAACCGCAGCCAAGAATATAAAAACGTCAGTGACAAATGCGTTCACAGGTTTGAAGAATAATGTGTCAAGCATATTTAAAGGAATTAAGTCGGTTGCAACAAGTGTTTGGAATGGTGTCAAGTCTGCCATTACGAAGCCTGTTGAAGCTGCAAAAGATACTGTGAAGAAAATGATTGATAAAATCAAAGGGTTCTTTAAATTTGATTGGTCATTGCCAAAGCTTAAGCTTCCACATTTCAAGATTGATGGCAGCTTCAGTCTGAATCCACCATCTGTGCCACACTTCGGCATTGATTGGTATAAAAAGGCAATGGATGATCCTATGGTTATGACACAGCCTACAGCATTTGGAATCAACAAGCATGGTCAAATCATGGCAGGTGGTGAAGCAGGATCCGAGGTTGTGAGTGGAACAGATACACTGATGAAGCTTATATCCGCAGCGGTTGCTTCACAGAATGCACGATTGGAAGAGACTGTGCAAAAAATCCTTGATTTTATGGTGCAGTACATGCCACAGATGGCAAACATGCAGCTTGTCATGGATTCAGGTGTTGTTGTCGGTGAGTTAGCACCGGGAATGGATGCAGCACTAGGCAAATTAGCAACAAGACGTGAAAGGGGTGTCAGATAATGATCGGAGTTACATTTGGCGATAAGCATTCATTTGATGATTTTGGAATTTATCTGACATCCAAAACCATAAATCCACCGGAACCGAAGACAAACACAATTTCTGTTCCGCTTCGTGATGGTTCTATTGATCTGACAGAATCATTGACCAATGACGTGAAGTACAATGACCGAAAGATTAACATGACATTTAGTGTGATTCATCCAATGGAACAATGGTCTGATAAGGTGTCGGAAATTGAAAACTATCTTCACGGAAAGCGCATGAAGGTTGTGTTTGATGATGATCAGAATTTCTATTACATGGGAAGGCTGAAAGTGAATGAATGGTCTTCGCAAAAGAGTATAGGAAAGCTTGTGATTGAATGCACTGCTGATCCGTATAAATATGATGTTCAGGGTGATTGGTTGTGGGATCCGTTTGATTTTGAAAATGATTGCATCAGTGAATCGGAGAATATCGCAGTATCAGGAAGCACATCTGTTGTCATTGTAGGAAAGCGCAAAAAGACCTATCCGACAATAACAGCTTCAGCTGCAATGAGTGTTTCATATAATGGTACAACTTACAATATTATTGAAGGAATCAACAAGCTGTATGAAATGATCCTGGATGAAGGTGAAAACACACTGACATTCAACGGATCAGGAAGTGTGTTGATAGAGTACACAGGGGGAAGCCTATAAATGTATAAGGTATATTGCGATAAAACTTTGATGTACGATCCTAGAATTGAAGAACTTGCCTTGATTAATCCGGTTATTGAATTGGAAGAGAACAAGGCAGGTTCTTTTTCATTCAAGATGCCACCGGGACATCCACTGTATTCTTCCGTGAAAAGAAGGAAATCAGTGATGCAGGTGTATCAGGATGATGAACTGCTATTCAGCGGAATGTGCATTGAAGTCAAAGAGGACTTTTATAAGAGAAAAGACATTTACTGTGAAGGTGAATTGTCATATCTGAATGATTCCATCCAAAGACCGAACCGATACCAGGATGTAAGTGTGCGAGGACTTCTTGAAGCCTACATTGCAAATCACAATGCGCAGGTGGAAGAAGAAAAGCGTTTTACAGTCGGAATGGTTACGGTCACGGACAATAATAATTCGCTGTATAGATACACCAACATGAACAGCACAATGCAGGAACTGAAGGAAGATTTGGTTGATGATCTTGGTGGATATTTTAGAATCCGGCACAAAGATGGTGTCAAATACATTGATTACCTTGCGGACAGCATGAACACGAATTCACAGGTGATCAGGCTTGGCGAAAACCTTATTGATTTCAAGTCAAACATTGATTCAAGCGAGATTGCAACAGCAATTATTCCGCTTGGTAACCTTCTTGAAGAAGAAGTTGTTGAAGGTTTGCAGACAAGACTGACCATTGAAGCGGTGAATGATGGGAAAGATTACGTGTACAGTCCGGATGCTGTTGAAAATTTTGGATGGATTTATGCAACCGTCACATGGGATGGAGTGACAACAGCAGCGGCATTAAAAAGTAAGGGGCAGAAGTATCTGTCTGATATTCAGTTTGAAAACATGGTCATTGAAGCAAAGGCAATTGATCTGCATTTTGTGGATCCGAAAACAGAGCGGTTCAAAATTTCTGATCAGATCAGGGTTGTATCAAAGCCACACGGACTTGACCGATATTTCAGACTTACAAAGCAGACAATCAACATCTGTAATCCTGAAAATGATGCCATCACACTTGGCAAGGATGAAAGACTTTCCTTGTCTGCAAAGACTGCCGCCGTAAATGAGGAAATAAAGAAAGCCATTGAGAATATTAAGCCTGCAAGCCAAATCTTGAATCAGGCAGTTGAGAATGCCACACAGCTGATCGCAAATGCAATGGGTGGATATGTTGTGAAGAAAAATGATGAACTTCTTATCATGGACACGAACGACACCAAGACTGCAACAAAGGTGTGGCGGTGGAACATCAATGGACTTGGCTATTCTTCAAATGGCTATAATGGACCATATAGCACCGCATTGACGATGGATGGAAGATTTGTCGCTTCGGCAATCACTTGTGAAGGCTTGGAAGTCGGCAAGAATGTCAAGATGGGTGCAAATGCTAAGATCAGTTGGGAAAACATCACGGGAACAGATGACGTTGCAAAAACAAGTGACATTCCGACAAAAACATCTGAATTAGAAGATGATAAGGGTTATCAGACCAAAGATCAAGTGACAGAGATCACTAAGAACACCATCAAGACATCCGAAATCTCATGTGATCAGTTGAAAGGTGGAACGATTGATGCAAGTCTGCTTACAGCACTTGTGATTCAGACCGTGTGGAATGATATTACTGACAATGTAAAACTTGAAGATGGTTCTATCAATATATATAACACTGACAAAGAAAAAATCATGTCAGTTGACAGAACCGGAATTGCTTTTTTTCATAGCGGAATTGAAGCCTTGAAGATGTCTTTATCCGGTGAAACGGGAGCCGGATCAAGTGGTCCTAGAGGAATGGACTTCTTTGCAAACTTCGTATCTGATTATATCGGATGGACATCCACACCGGATGCGAGTCAGACACACAAGCCTAAATGGGTATATGAAAGGACCGGTGGTTCTGATTTCGGTTATGATCAAGACACCTTGAATGCCGGATGTGACATTGACTGTCATGGTAATGCAATCAAGAATGTTGCTGTATCAGGTGAAGTGAAGGTGAAAAAGGATGTGGAGTTTTCATTTGAAGAAGGAACCACGATTGATACCAAAGGTGCAACCTTGGTCAATGTAAAAATTGACGGTGGTTTCTCAGGCTTTATAAATCCACAATCAGGAAATACGATAGTGGTTCAAAACGGTATTATCGTAAGTGGATGAGGAAGGAGAGTATACAAATGGCAAATATATCTGATCTACTTAACAAGATTAAATCAGCACGATATGGAAGGGATGTGCGATCTGCAATCTATGATTCCATTGATGCTATGAACACAGAATCAGCAAATGCATATGATGCAGCTATAACAGCACAGAATTCAGCGCAGGCTTCGGCAAAAGCCGCAAGTGGATCTGTAACAAGTGCTACAGAAGCGGCAACCAATGCCAAGAAATATTCTGATTCAGCAAAACAATATGCAGAATCGGCTTCAGTGGCAATTCAAGCCGCATATGATACGAAAACGACAACGGACAAGCATATTACAAATGCGGTTGATGCACCGATGATGGTGACGAAGTTCACGAAGAATCTGTTGAATCCGGCATTGGCAACAACGACTTCTAATGGTGTGACCTGCACGAAAAATAATGATGGGACATATACATTGAATGGCACGGCTACTGCTAGGACATTTTTTAATATTAATAGTAATATACCTATTATAAAGGGAGTTGCATATAAGGTTGTATGTATTCGAGATGAAGATATTGATCCAGGAAAATTTTTAAGTTGTGTCAGAAGGAAAGCTACATCTGCAGAATATATATTTAATAATGGAACATTTATAGCAGACACAGATTTGTGTTGGTTATGGATAGAAGTCGAAAAAGATAAAACCATGAATAATGTAACAATAAAACCAATGTTAACCACCGATCTTGAAGCTACATATGATGATTATGTGCCATATTCCGGTTATGAGATCAAGACATGCGGGAAGAATTTGCTGAATATAAAAAAAGTAACATATAGTAATCTTCCAGATATGTCATGTGCTATAAATGATGATCAGTCAATTATTCTTAATGGCACAAGTATTGATAATACAGGTGATATATATTTTAATACGTCGTATTTTACCTTTGAGAAAGGGAAAAAATATATATTCAGTGTTGATGAATTAAAAGATAAAATATCAATTAGGTTTCGGCTATTTGGTGGATACACATCAAAAATAGTTTTGTCAACAGCAAATGCGTTTGCTGTTTTTGCTCCAACCGAAAATATCACTTTATACTTAAGTATTAACTTTGTTGGAAAAGTAACCGTGAATAATCTGTTAATTCATATACAAATTGAAGAGGTTGAAAATGATGTGATAAATCCATCGACTTATGAACCTCACAAAGAATCCACGGTTCAGATCACACCAACAACCGATGTACCACTTTTTGACTTGAAATCTTTCGATGGCGAAACA